ATATTCCCCTTTGCTGGTGACAGTCCGGGCAATCCGACGCATGGCGACGGACGCCAAAGCAAGGCGCTCAATGTTTTTCTCAATCTCGATGGGAACAAGAAAACCGCCGTCCGGGTCACTGAGCGTTGACAGATTGGCCTGGACTTCAAGGGCGCGCAATCCTTCCGGGTCACTACCTTTACGCGCCCATGCAAGGAATTTATCCTTGTGCTGATTTGCCGCCTGTGCGTTACTGCCGAATCCTGTCAAGGATGATCCGCCGCCGGGAAACTGCATTCTGCCGATGTATGTATCCATATCATCAAGGCGCTTGTTATAATCCGCCTTGAACTTTACAACTTCATCTCCTATCTTTTCAATCATTGCACTTATTTCATTCATGATAAAAACTCCTTATTTTTAAATTTTTTTACTTCTTGACTCTGCCGATCCGTTACCATCATCGCAACGATCCCGAATCTTTTTGTCAAACCGTCCGACCATCCCCCCCCTTGCGTCCGCAAGGCATAGGCTTTTTGTCTTTTGGTTTAGCTTCCGCTGCAAACATCACGCAAGCAGTGGCATGGCTATATTCGCCGGTTCCCCGGTCAAACATCAAAAGCAACTATTTCCGGCTCCAATAATTTACGATGCGAAGCCAAATATTTCTTTTCCTGTGGTGTAAGTAAATCATGCCGTTGTAAATATGCCGCTTCACTTTCAAACGTCGGCGGATCATTCGCATCAATTGAAAAAACATCCTTGCCTTTAAAAGAATCCGCGTGGTGTTTTATATCGCTTTCATCAATCCAACTGATAGGAATCCCCTTGCAAAAACAGGGTGCATAAGCCAAAACCTCATAAGAAGGCGTGCCTATGCCGCCGATCCGTTGCCGTGGTTCCGGCATGGTGCCGTGAATGAACCATCCTTCAAATGGATCATTCCAGCGTGGTGCGTCGTAATCCCACCATCTTAACGGCCTGGTGCATGGTTTGTTTTGTGTCCAGAAGATTAAGACTTCATCACGATATGATTTCCACAAATTGAGCATTTCTTTTTCATCATGGAAAAAAAGAAAATTATCCTTGTCATCAGCATAAAGCCATTCGCGCTCATCGTCTGTTACTGTGCTTACTTTTCGTGACCTTCTTGTCCTATTCGTCGGCATGATTAAATTCCTTTGCTGCCCAGGGTATTTTTTTCCCTGTCCACGCGGTCATAATTTCAATTTTATTGCTTTCCCAAATCCCCCGCAGTTCATCGCGGCCCGCAGGTGAAACCAAGATGAACGGACGCAGCCAACTTTCCCCAATGTCGCGCCAATCGCCCTTCAGTGGCGTGCATTGACCCGTCAATAAGAGATGCAACTCTGATTTCAGCATCGGATGTTTTTGGCCGCGTGTTCGTCGTTTTCTGTTTGTCGGCATGACTTTTTTCTCCTTATCGTTCGGACGGACGGCCCGGCCTATCGTGTAACGGCTCTAAATCAAGGTTTAATGCCTTCATACCGGCCAGGAATGCCGCCCGGCTGTCGCGTTCTATCGGAAGTAACGGATGCGGTTTCGGCGCTCCAAAACGATCATTAAACATCATTCCTGTTTTATCTATGGCTGCGCGTGCCGCCTGCGCCCGGTCATACGCTTCAAGTGCAACCCTAAGAATCCGCAACCCGGCTGCGTCGTCAATGGAATATTCCGTCAAAATATCCGCCCAAATCTTTTTTGATTCCTTGCTCAAATGGTTAGGTGCCTTAATTTTGTTTGCCACTGTCAAACCTCACTTTTTTTTGAAGGAAATCCTTAATTTCATGCGTGTTGGCCTAACCGCCCGGTTCATGGGCCAAGTGTCATAGACATTGAAGGCAGGGGGGTAATGTCAACGTGCGTTGACAAATTCCGCTCCGTGTCTACCGTGGTAGACATTAAACTAATGGCATTTTGTGCAACGTGTTTCACATTTTGTAACCAATTGGTTACTTTTTGTACAATTGTACAATCCATCACTTCACCAGCTTCAGGGGCGGTTTCATTGGAGCGAACTTCCCCCCGCCTGCTATCGTTGCACGATTTATCTTTTCTGTTTTGCCGTTGCCTTCACCTTTACGGACATGACAAAAAGGCGCTGCTGCGATTGCCATCCTGTCGCGTCGGCCTGCATCCTCTCGCTGATCACGCATCACCTTCAGCATATAATCCAGCGGCGTCATGTTCTCAAAGGCTGCGGCGCTCTGTATGTCCGCTTGTGTTTCAAGCCTTGTTTTATTCCTTGATCCCTTCGGCCTTCCGGCCCCTGGTCGATAACCACCTTTAGCCATGTTCCCCTCCTATGATATTTATCAAAAACCGGATATTTTATGAGCATGCGGAACCTAGCGGTTTCCAAAAAACTATTCAGCGTGGACATTATTGCCAGGGGGTTACTTGCCTTCATCACATCACCCACTGGACTAAAGGAATCTCTTGTGCGTTGTTGTAGCCATCGCGCTGAGATAACAACCAGGTCTCCTGTGCTTCAATTAAAGACTTCAAGGCCTTGCTCCGTTGTTTGATTTCGGCATCGTCGCCTCCTGTATTCAGATATAAAGACACATCTGCTTCCAGTTCATCGACTAGCTTTTTCACTTCTGAGAAAAACAGGCTGTCTGTTTTCCAGTTCTTTGACATTGCTTCCAACTCTTGGCATCGGCTTTCAAATGTTTTCATATTGTCGCCTCTCTTAATCCTCTCAGGTATTCATCGTGATAAGGTTTGCGTAATGCTATCCGCTTGCCGCTGCGTTTTACCTTGCTCCATCTGTTCTTGTTCTTGTTCGGCCTCATACGTTCTTTCTCGTCGCGTGCTACTTCCCGCCTGATCCGATCCGGCAAAAGC